GCTGGACTTGAATTCGGTTCTAATCGATACAAACAATTCCCAAGACGCACTCCTAAACTTGGCGGCGGATCTGCCGGATACTTTATTTATCCAACACTCAGATCCATTCAGCCGGAATTGATTGACAAATGGGAACGGGCATTCGATCGAATCTTGAAGGAGTATGACTAAATGGCAGGTTCACGCACACTCAAACTCTCGATCCTTGCCGACACAGCCGATCTCGTTAAAGGACTTAAACAAGCCGAGGACACATCAAGCACATTCGGCGACAAGCTAGGCGGAGCGTTCAAAGCTGTCGGAGTAGCCGCCGCCGCCGCTGGAGCGGCAATCGGTGCGTTAGCAATTAAGTCTGCCGTTGATGGAGTCAAAGCGGCTCTTGATGATGAAAAGGCTCAAAGAATTCTTGCTCAAACTTTAGAAAATACAACAGGAGCGACAAACAATCAGATCGCGGCTGTTGAAAGTTATATCACACAGACATCTCTTGCCGTAGGCGTTACCGATGACAAATTGCGTCCAGCTTTCAGCCGACTCATAAGATCTACAAAAGATACAGAGGAAGCCACAAAGCTCTTAAATCTTGCTCTTGATATTTCTAGCGCAACTGGTAAGCCGCTTGAAGCAATCGCAAATAGTTTAGGCAAGGCTTACGATGGCAACACAAATGCTCTTGGCAGATTAGGACTTGGGATTGATCAATCAATTCTAAAAACAAAAGATTTTGATTTGGTATATAACACTTTGAAAACATCTTTCGCTGGTTTTTCGGCTAACGAGGCGCAAACTTTTCAAGGTCGAATCGATCGATTGAATGTGGCTTTTGATGAAGCAAAAGAAACTATTGGATTCGCACTCTTGCCACAATTAGAAAAACTTTCAAAATTTATGACAGATTCAGGCGTCCCGGCTCTCAATGCTTTTGTCGCCGGACTTACCGGACAAAAAGGCATTTCAGTCGCCACCGAATACGCTGGACGACGGATCGATTCATTTGAGCCTAAGATTTCAAATGTTGAAAAAGCCGCCAATCTTGCCGGAATAAAAGTTTCGGACTTAGGCGCTCGAATTGGAAAACTATTTTCAAGCGTTGACGAATTAACAGGCGGCAAAGGTAACGCACTAGAAGGATTTGCAAAGACTCTTAATTTAATTACAAAATCAGCGGATCTCTTGGTCGCCGCGATTGAAAAAATAGTCGAGGCACTTACAGCAATCAAAAGATTCTTTGAAAATCCAGTCCAGCTTCAAACTGGCTTCACCAAATTTCTAGAATTTCTTGTCACCTTGCGAAAATCTCTTGTCGGAGATTTCACAGCTCCAGTCGTTCCGCCGCAATTTTCCGCAAGACGATCATCATTTGAGACACCGGCAATCGAGACAGCTTCGGCAAGTGTTGGACTTTTTAGCTCATCAGTCCCAAGTTTAGGGCTTGAAGGAATTGACGCATTCGATCGCGACTTGCGATCATTCTTGCAACAGCCGCAATTCACGAACAATATTACCGTCAACGGTGCTATTGACTCAGAATCCACAGCTCGTCAAATTGTGGATCTTTTGAATGAATCCAATCAACGCGGAACGCTAGGCGGAGCCGGGATCCTAGTATGACCGCATGGTCGCCAGAATGGCGTGTCTTAATTAACTCGGTCGAATACACCGGGATAACACTTTCAAACCTTACGATCAACACCGGACGAACCGATATCAATGTCCAGCCGCTCGCCGGGTATTGCTCCATCGAGATTCTAAATGTCGATCAATCGCCTATCACAATCGCAATCAATGACGGTCTCACAATCGAAGTCAAAGACTCGACGGCTACCTTCGTCCCGATATTCGGTGGCGCGGTCTCTGACATCGCTGTAGAGGTCGCTAGGGCTGGATCTACCGGATATACACAGATAACTCGCCTAACGGCTCTGGGAGCCCTTGCAAGGCTTCCAAAGGCTACAACGCTTGGAGTCTTGGCACACGATTTCGACGGCGATCAGATTTACACAATCCTCTCAGCTCTACTCTTAGGAACTTGGAACGATGTTCCAGCGGCTACAACTTGGAACACTTACGATCCAACAACCGACTGGAACGGCGCGGAAAACAACGGTCTCGGTGAAATCGATCGTCCCGGCAATTTTGAGCTGTATCAAAGAAGCTCATCGCTTACCGATGTGTATTCGCTCGTCTCTGGACTTGCCAGCTCTGGACTTGGTTATCTATACGAGGACAGCGCAGGTCGAATCTCTTACGCTGACTCGGATCACCGAACAACTTATCTCGCCGCTAACGGGTACACACTTTTGTCAGCTAAAGAAGCGCAAGCCGTTGGAATCAAATTGGCTACACGCGCCGGAGATATCAAAAACGATGTCGTTCTTACTTATGGCAACAATTACGGCTCAGAGGTCACAGCTTTTGACGCAACTTCAATCAAGACTTATGGAACACTTAAAGCGATCGTCAACACAACCGTCCGAGGTGCGACAGACGCGCAAGATCAAGCCGATCGATATATTGAACTACGCGCCTATCCTCAGCCTAAATTGGATCGGATCACTTATCAGCTTGTTAATCCCGAAATTTCGGACGCTGATCGTGACGCGTTGATTTCGATTTTCATGGGGCTTCCGATACAACTTGACGATCTGCCGCCAAATATGAATGACAGTCAATTTCAAGGATTTGTCGAAGGCTGGACATTTTCAGCCAGCTTTAACACTCTAACAATTTCGGTCAATGTCTCGCCACTTCCATTCTCCATCGTTGCGATGAAGTGGATTGATGTGTCAGCGTCCGAAACTTGGAACACCCTATCCGCTACAATGACATGGGACGAAGCTTTTATCGTCGCATAAGAAAGAAGGAAAATGGCAACGACTACTTATTTTGGTTGGACAACACCGGACAACACCGATCTTGTCAAAGATGGAGCCGCCGCGATTCGCTCTTTGGGTTCGGCGATCGACGCTTCTATGCAATATCTTGAAGGTGGAACAACCGGACAAATTCTGTCAAAAACTTCCAATACCGATATGGCTTTTTCTTGGATAAATAACGATCAAGGTGACATCACAGCTGTCACAACAGCGGCAGGATCTGGTCTTTCCGGCGGCGGTACTTCTGGCGCGATAGCTCTCTCCAGAGCGTCAACCTACACAGCCAAGACCGCCGCTTACACAATTGCGTCAGGCGATGAATTCAATTTATTTTCAATGAATGCTGGAACCAGCCAACAGTTCAGCATTCCAACCGACGCAACTTTCAACTTTGCCATCGGAACCGAAGTCAATTTCTTTTGGTTAACAGGAGCAGGACAACCAACAATCGGCGCGGTTACACCGGGAACAACAACCATCATCTCAACAGGTGCAACAAGCGCGACTCCAAAGTTACGCGTCGCCAACTCAGCCGCTACAGCGATTAAAATTGCCGCGAATTCTTGGCTAGTGGTAGGCGACATTTCGTGAGCCCGATTCTTGGAATTGTTGCTTCGTCAAAACTAAAACAGGTCTCACCTTCTACGGTTGAATATCTTGTCATAGCTGGCGGCGGTGCTGGCGGTGGTCGTTTATCCGGCGGCGGCGGTGCTGGCGGTTATTTAACTTCGACAAGTTTTGCAGTTACCGGTGGCGTAGCATTAAGCGTTACCGTTGGGGCTGGTGGTACTGGCGTGGCTGGTGGCTTGTCAGGAACAGCCGGCGTAAATTCCACTTTTAGCACAATTACGGCAACTGGCGGCGGTGGCGGTGGCGGTGGGGATGATGGTCTTAACGGTCAAAACGGCGGTTCTGGCGGCGGCGGCGGTAATGGTGCGGCGGCTTCAACTGGCGGAACGGCTACACCTTCACCAGCGCAAGGCAACAACGGCGGAAATGCTTACACATCTTCGCCATATACTCCCGGCGGCGGTGGTGGTGCTGGTGCGGTTGGTGCGGCTGGCGGTTCTGGCGGTACAGGTGGAGCCGGTGGTAATGGTTCATCAAGTTCCATAAATGGCACATCAACTACACGCGCTGGCGGTGGTGGTGGTTCTGGTGCATATAACGGAAATTATTCAGGCGGTTCTGGCGGTACAGGCGGCGGCGGTGCAGGTTCAGCTTCTAACAATACAGGCGCGGCAGTACCAGACCCAACAGCGGGAACAATAAACACAGGTTCTGGCGGTGGTGGTTCGGGCTGGAGTGGAGTAAGTGGAAAAGCCGGTGGAGCCGGTGGATCTGGAATTGTCATCATCGCGTATCCAGACACTTTCAAAGCGGCAACACTCACAAATCTTACATACACCGAGCCAACGCGCTCCGGCTATCGCGTGTATCAAATCACAGCGTCCAGCGCAGGAACGATAACCTTCTAATGGCACACCACGCAAAAGTCGAGACCGGAATTGTCACAGCTGTCATCGTGACGATGGATTCTGATGAGGATACTTTTAGCGATCGAATGCTTGCCGAGACTGGCGAGACTTGGATTCGCACTAGCTACAACGGACGCATTCGCTACAACTTCGCCGGGATCGGTTATGTGTACGACTCAATCCGAGACGCATTCATTCCGCCGAAATGTCACAATGAAGCAATAATCGATGAAGCAATCTGTCAATGGACTTGCACAAATCCGGATCACGATGTCGAACTTCCCAAATAACACAGCGCAACGCTTGATTGAAGTCGCACTCGCAGAGGTCGGCTATATCGAGCAGGGCGAAAATCTGACCAAGTATGGAAAATTTACCAAAGCCGACGGCTTGCCTTGGTGTGGTTCTTTTGTGATGTGGTGCGCTAATGAAGCTGGTGTCAAGATTCCAAATGTGGTCTCAACTCTTGCCGGATCTAAAAGCTACAAAGTCAAAGGGAATTGGCATGAGACACCCAAGCGCGGCGATCTCGCTTTTTTTGATTTCCCGGACGATAAAATTTTTAGGATTTCACACATCGGAATCGTCATCAAAGCTGACAAAGATGGCGACGGCTGGATTACTACAATCGAAGGCAACACATCAGGATCAGGCGATCAACGCAACGGCGGAATGGTTATGATCAAGCAAAGGCAATACACAACCGGCGGATCAATCGTCGGATTCGGGAGACCAAATTTCGCACCGTCGGAATTGGACTTTCCACTTATTCCGCCAAAGGTTGCGAAAGTAAAGGAGAAAAAATGACAAAGGTTAAGGAACTTCTAGTCTCTTGGCTTCGCAGCTCTCTCGCCGGTGGATTGGCTGTCTACATGACAGGCAACACAAATCCAAAAGACATCGCGATGGGTCTCGTTGCCGGGATCGTTCCGGTGTTGATTAGATTCTGTAATCCAAACGACGCCACTTTTGGAATCTCTAAAAGCGCATGACAATCGGCGAGTGGACAGCGGTTGCAGGATTGGT